TTCCTGCTGTGGAATTAAAGTAAGTTCGCACGCCTCCAACCAATCTATATATCCTCAGATTGCCTGCACCATCATCATCAAAGAAAAACTCGAATCCTGTTTGACCGCTGATACCAAAACCTGTGGACGCAACGATACCACCAGATTCTTTGTTGTGTTCAGTGTGAGGATTTAAAAGTCTATTGTTATAATAAAGATTATAAGATTTAGCTTGAGTAATGTCTGGTGTAAAAAACTTTGCGAGAGATACACTCAAAGTATTACTGGTAATCGACGGATCAGTGCTGTCGATTAAACCAACAAGTTTGGAGTGTCTAAACAAACCGTTGAATGTGTTTAGATTATCTGTATTGTAATTTGTAATGGTGGTGCGAACATTTGATTCTATTGTTGCACTACCTTTCGTTGTAGCATTAGAGTCAAAATTTACGCTTGATGTTAAAATCAAGAACATAGTTTCTGGGTCAACAATGACAGGAGTAATAGACGCAATTGTGAAAGGTTGAAGGTCTGTCTTCAACTGTTCTTTTTGAGTCTCAGTTAAGTTTTCACCTGTAGTAGATTTGATGCTAATAAAAACTTTACCATACTCTGGTGTTGAAACTACACCCAGACTTGTATCAAAAGAACCACTCTCTCCACCAAATACTGCAACTGCTTGTGTGTTTGCAAACAGTTGTCGAACAAGTGTTTTGTAATCCTCTGAGGTTACAGCTCTACCCTGAGATGAATAATCTAGTGGTGCATTTAGTTTTATAGACTCGATACTCTCTGCTTCAGAACCACCAATTGAAGATTGAATGGTTGTAACATTTACATCTGCAACGCTATCAATTGCGCCGGAGGAAGTAAACGTGGTCGCACCATTACCCTCTGTTTTATTCGATACAACATACTGTAAGAACACAATATTATTATCGGACAACCCCTTACCAAGAACGCCATCACCAAAGTACACTTCAAATTTACCATCCTCAGCTTCTTGGAGAAAGTAAACATTACTAGTTGATGTAACAGCAGCAATATCATCGGCAAGTGTGTAAGTGGTGGTCGTTGTATCAGAAGTAGAGTTTTGTACTTTTACTGTGAGTGTTCGAGTATCAACTCTATCTTCATTGATTAAAAATCTTTGTTCAACATCCTGAGTATCCACCGTGAACCTAGAAGTTATAAAAGTTCCCTCGTAGATAACAACATTAGAAAACACAACTGCGTTACCAATGTTAGTTGCCGTAATTTCTGTTGGGTTGATAAAGGTAAATGCAGTGCCGTCAATTGTTGTATTAAAAACAGTTCCAGCTGCCATTGTTGCAGATGCGTTAGTTGTAATCAAGGCAACTTCCACAGTTGCAGATGCAGCTCTCGCAGATTGTGGAACATATCCCAATGTCTTCGCATGTGATATAACAGACGAACGTAAAGCAGAACTGTCTAGGAACATTTCGTTTGCGAGCATGTTCGCATTGAACGCAAGATAGTGAGTATTGTATGCTAGAGTGTCGAGAAGAATATTCATACCCGAACCCTCAAAGTCATAGTCAGTAAATTCTGTTTGTCCCTTGAGGAATACTTTTAGATTGTCTTTGATTTCATCAAAGTCCAACTCTGTTACGTCAAGTCTTTTTGGTGTTGTTGCCATTATCGTAATCTCTCTAATAGAACTGTGGTATCAACTAATTCTGTAGGAGCATTCTGGACATAAAACTCAATACTTATTTCATACGAATTGCGGTCTAGGTCTGGTAAGGCCCGCACACCTACTAGTCTTGCTCTTGGTTCGAAGTTTTCTATTACATCTTCTACTCTTTGTGATAATACAAACGCAGTGATAGGACTCAGTGGTTCGAATAGAAGTTCTCTAATACCAGAACCTATCTCTGGATGAAAAGGTTTCTCATAGATATTGGTAAGAATAAGATTTCTTACTGACCGTTTGACTGCCTGAACACCCTGCACTTTTGAGATATCTTTTGATGTGTTCTTTTTACCAAAGAACAAGTCCAAGTCTCTATATACTTGGGCATCTCTGCCGGTGTTAACATTTCTAGACTGTGCATCAGAGTAACCAGTATTCAGATATGTGTCTTCGGTTGCCATGAGTAATCCTTTTGATATTATTTATACTCACTCACTCGCAGTTTGTTTCATAATAAATTTCTTTGGTGAACCCCATACGTCTTTTGCGTTCACCCGAATGAATCTTTTGTTTGTTTCTTGTTCGTTGGGATTAGGAATAGTAACCATAACATTCTTACCCTTCACCCAAGCGGCTCTCTGGTTAATTGTTCTTTGCAACATTGATGTATCACTACGCATCGCGTTGCACACCTTCTTGTTCACGTTAGAGCGTTCACCCTTAGACTCTTGATGTGCCCTACTCTTCTTCCTCTTAGCCATTATAAATCTCCTTCACTGGCCTGTATGATGTTTCATACTCATCGCATAAAAGAACCTCTGATATAACTGCGTCAATGTTCTCATGCCAATAATTCAAAAACTTGTGTACTCTTGGATACTCTGGTTTAACATCTCGCGTTTGCCACACGAACTCTTGCAGAATGTCCTGATAATCAGGCATCCAATAAAGTATATTTAGTGTGACTATAGATTTTCTTTTTAGAATCATGCTGATGGCTCTGGATCGTAATTCTCTCTATATTTGTATGATATCCGAAAGAGTTTCCCCTTAAATCTTTTGTTAATTGCTTGATCTGTGATATTGAAACCACCCGTTTTTGGTCCTTTCATATCAACTTTAACTAGACGGAGTCTTTTTCTTTCAGGCCGAATTGAAATTGATTCTAAGTCGCCGGGATGGTCTTCGAATATTGAGTATGGCGTTAGGATTGTAAGTTTATTGCCCTTCACAGAAGCACTTGCAAATTTATTAAGAGTTTTTGGCCGCGCACGGGAACGTCGATTTAAAATTCGACCACTTCGGTGGGGGAATTGATCAAGTATCTCCTCACCATGAATACCATACTTTTCTCTATACCCAAGTAATGGTTTACCATCAGTGCCAATAGATGTTGTTTCAAATGTAGTGACTTCATCTTCAGATAAACTATATTGTGTTATTTTTATGGTTCCATCAATCGGTACATGTTTAAGTTCCACCACAACTTCCGTCATTCCTGTATCACCTGCCGAGAGCGTGATTTGTTTATCTGAGAAATCTTCTCGCATACGAGATATCCTGTGAGTAAACCCAGTTGCTTTTGACTTTGGTGCAACATTCTTTCTTTCTTCTGCCTTCTCCACCTTTTTAGGCACCACTTTTGTTTCACCAGTGCCCGTGCTTATTGTTTTGACTTGTTCCTCAGGCACCATAGAGTACGCACCAGCATCCTCTTCTAATGGTGTTGCCTCTGTCTTCAGTGGAGTTTGTGCCGCAGCAACATCAACTTCGATATCCTCCGTTTGTTCTGTTATTAATGCATTCTGTGTCACGGTAGATACATCTTCAGTTAATGGTGCAACTGCTGCCTGTAAAACGTTTACTGCTTTCTCTGTTGCTGGATTATCACTTCCTGCTTCCTTTTCTATGTTAGGAATGGCGGCGCAGATATTACCACCAGAGGTAATCGCAGATAGACCATCATTAATCAATGTGCCTAAATCTTTTCCTGCGGCCGCAAGGTCTGCTTCAAACTCATTTGTAATTGTTGCAAGAGAGGACAGATATGCGGGTGTGCCTGGTGTGAGTTCCGATAGTCCTTTGATTTCTGCCTGTAGATTTAGTTTTGGTAGTTCTGGAATCTCAATGGACTGCAATTTTGCAGTTAGATTGTTGAGTTCATTCTGTGCAGTCTCAAATGCCGCCTTTGCTTCTGATGCTGCAGCGTCAATTTTAGATTCAATTTCTGATGCAGCCTCATCCAACTTCTTGAACACATCGTTCATCTCTGGACTTGCACCACACAGGTTTGAGTTTGCAAAATCTACCATCGTTTACTCCTACGGACCACAAAACACGTTAGAACTACCGGCAGCAACAGACGTACAACCAGATATAGCATCACCAACCCGGCCTGCGCCCTTACTGTTTACAAATACTGTAGAAGAACCGGCCGCGATTGGTGCTGCATGTGAAGGACATGGTACGCCAGGCAGAAGATGTGTGGTATTATTATCACCCTGTCGCGACCATGCGATACTGTTTACGAATACAGTTGGTGATCCCTGTGCTCTGGTCATACCAGAACAGTGAGCCACATCTGCATCTCCAATTCTAGTTGCTGCTGGCACGTTCTCTCTCCAATAGTTCTTGTAACCTGTCATTCCATACCGCCATCACAGCA